GCTGTAAAATACACCTTCGTAATATCCGCCGAACATTAACTGATGCCTATACATATCTTCTCGCAAAGCCGTTTCATATCCATCCACAAAAGAGTGGACCCAACCGGGGCAATGATTGAATTCTTTGCGGAATGCCAAAGAAGCACCGGTTATCTCCCCAGATGTCATGCCGGATATAGCCGCACAACCGTAGAGTGAAGACATAGCTGATATGTAGCGGGCTTTATGGTTCATTGCTGTTGAAATACGCATTAGATTAACTCCTCTAACAATTCATTATAGGCCAGTTGGACGCGGTGTAGCAGCTCTCCAAAGGCGATCGCACTAGCTAAGCTGTCATAAGTAACAGGATTAGGATAACCCACTTCCTTCACAAACTCTTCACCGGCGTCGGTATTACAGTTTTTACATATTGAGTGCGATTTATAGTGGTAGATCACATGCTCAGAACCGTCCACATGTTCATGAATTAGATCGTCAGCATCAGAACCATACTCCTCTACTTCTCGCATTACATCCTCAGCGATACCCATCGCATACACGTCTAACTGAAAGTCACTATTGATTGAACCTGACATTATGTTTTCCTTTTAGTTAAGGCGATCACATCGCTAGTTTTGATGGAGGTATAACCGTGAGCACGCTCTAAGGTTTCCACTATTTCATAGATCACACCTAGGCCAAGTGTTTTGTTCATTGGGCGCACTTGCCCATTAATAACAATTTGCATAGCAATAGTCCTCTCACATAGGGTTGGACGTAGTTGTGTCATCGTAGTTGACACAGTTTATTAGACTGAACCGCCCACGGGCAGCAGAGCTATCATCTTAATCTCGAGACCACGGACGTCCCGCTTCACAATCTCAATAACAAAAGGCAATTCATCCAAGGTTACACCTACGCGGGTGGCATAGGTCAGGTCACTAAACGTAAATCTAACAGTAAACATATCTCACATTCCTTATTTATGTTTGATTGGTATACAGATAAGGCCGCACGGTTTATGCACGGCCTTACATTATACTAATCACTTCTTTGCAAGAGCCGCTTTGTTAGCACGCTCAAGGCGGCTTGCTTTCAAGGAAGCCTCGAACTTAGCCATTGCATGGGCGTCGGACATGCCGTCCTTCACACAAAGTGCGGCAAGGCTTTCAATACGTTCATCAACAGGCTTAGGCTCCGCCTTTTCAGTGTTAAGAACACGAGACACAAGAGTGCTGCGGATGGACAAGCCACTAAACTGTGCGGCGATCAAACGGTCCAAGGCTGTCACGTCCACAACCGAACCCTTAGACTTAAAGGCAATTCCAGACTTATCTTTGTTAATCGAAACCTTGCCACCCACAAAGATAGCCCCGTAAATCCGCTTGATTGTGGTGACACCCTGTGCATCGCCTGCCTTGTCGAGCCGATTGCAAGCCTGACTAATCAGGTTTACGTCAAAGCCGTCATTCTTATTACCTATAACACGAATAAAGATAGTAGCTAAATGCTTGGAACTTGCCTTGCCACTGCCCATTGCAGTGACGAATTGATCCACTAATTTCTTTTCGTCGCTCAAGCCCGCAATCTCTTGCTTCAGTGCCGCAACACGAATTGCAAGTTCGGTTTCAGCGTTTAGCTTGTCACAAGACACAATTACATTAGTCATTATATTTAATCTCCTTTAGTACATAAGTAATACCATCAATTACTACTTCTTTACCTTCACAACTAGGCTTCTTAGGTGAAGTAGCAGCTTTATGATCTGATTCTGTTAGTTGACTATCGTTTAGATACCAATATTTATCACCATTGCTACGCTCAATAGCAGGGCCATCCTCACGATGTAGCTTACCATTAAGGTACCAAAACTTATCACTATTGGCCCACTCAACAGCAGGGCCATCCTCACGATGTAGCTTACCATTAAGGTACCAATGCTTATCGCCATTGGTGTACGCCTTAACCTTATATTCAATCATTCTAATTTTCCTTTATTATGCGAAAGCGCATATGATACGACGCTTGCTATCACGTCGCACAAATAAGCTTTCCCTTATCGCTGTTCTGGCGTAAGTGCGTATGTCAGTCGATGCCGCCAATCGGTTACACCGCTTCTAAATCCGCACGATACACAGTCAGCCCCATGATCGCCAGCATAACGCTAGACTAGGGTCACAAGTATGAAGCACAGACTATTATTGTCCTAATCTTCACCTTGTTATCGGGTCAAAACACTATCGGGGACTTGTGTTAGACCGCTGGCGAACCTATTAACGGTGCGCGTCACGGCCTAGTCGGCCAATAGATTTTCAAACAGCGTCGGCGGGGAAGTCTCCGCCTACGGAAAGGGCTGGCCGGGCTTGTTCGCCGTTTTGACCGATTCGCTTTCCGTATGACCTGTATGACGATACCGGCCCAACCTTACAAGAGAAAAGAATCGTTTGATTTCAATGGGTTACGGGATCGTTAGTCTAACCCTTTGATTCTAAACGATATCTAATTTCAATTTAATTCGTATTATATAAATGGAATGTGACCCCCCTTTATATGTATTGAAACGCGATGCGTGCGCGTCATGCGTTGAGCCGTGGTGCAATGTCAATCTGTCATGGTAGTCCTTCCGGTAACGAATTGTTACAATCCTATTTTGTCTAATGTTATCAAGTAGTTACGCGAGATTAGTTTTTATGGGGTAGGGTGGCTTAAACCATACTTTGCGTTGTACGGGCTTAAAATAGGGGTGTACGACGGTTGCAACTTATAGGTGCAATGTTAGTCGCCTTGCGGTTGCATGGGACGGGGGTAGGTCATAATGATTGACCTTTTTAGGGGTAGGTCATACGTCCTGCCCTATCTAATTGGGTCGCGAATGGTCTATAAAACCCTACCCCGCGTCAATACCCTATTTTTAACCGCATGTAACGACTTGTTACATTCAGGATACTGCATGTTTACGGTATGCGACGGTATACAACGGTATACAACGGTATACAATGGTATACAACCCGGTATGCAACGGTATACAATGGTATACAACCCGGTATGCAACGGTATACAATGGTAGGGGGGAGAGGGGCCAGGGTGCCCCCGCGCGTATATATACATGACCAGTGCCAGAAATGGGGAAATAACGTTCTGTTAACCACATCATGACCGGGCGGATCGTCCAAACCCTTGCTGAACTAGTTATTCAGGGTGCTACAGCCAACTAGTTATTCAAGAGGTGGTACAGATTGTACCCTTATGCCAACTAAATTGTACCATTATGTCGATTTAGGGTTGACATAGAATGTCACTTATGGTATAATATACTTATAGAAAGACTTAGAGATATAGAACTTATTAGTTAATATAAAATAAGTACTTAAACTTATAGTATTACTTAAAGTATGACTTAAAGTACCGTAAGTAGACCATTAAGCACCCAAAGTGGGCTTAAGGTTCTATCTTTTGGGCACTAATCTGCGCAACTTAGTTAATTTGTTTTGCATCTTAAGTGAAGGTGGAGACTGAGCTCACCCTTAGAATGACTTTAAGTACTGGCTTAACTCCTATAATCAATAAAATTGAAGGCAAGTTCAACTTAAGGGTTGACTTGTCTAAAGTGCTGTGTTATAACTGATACCAACAAGAGGCTAACAATGGAACGCAACCGAGATAACCCATATTCAGGGGATGACATACTAGGGAAGGTCTTTAAGGCTCTCGCTAGTGATGACGTACAGGCTCTGCGGTCTACCCATATCCCTCGAAGTGAAGTATACTACATCAGAGAGAAGTACTTCCAAGATACCGGACATTGGGTTGAACTCGATCGGATGGAACGGGCCATGTACTTGGAGGGAATGATCCCAGCTCGTGATTGTAACGAACCAAACCTTAAGAGGGACTGGGAGTGACAGAGATGGAACAGATTATAGCGATGCTTAAGAAGATTCTGGAGTACCTCTCCGCTGAATCTAAGGAGACCCCAGAGGAACATAAGTTCGGTCCTGCCTACTCCATGGCTCAGGCACTAAAGCCTAGTGATGTGGAGTTGATTAAGGAGTCCGAGGGTCTGCGTCTTAAGGCTTACCTCCCAACTAAGAATGATGTGTGGACTATCGGATGGGGCCATACCCAAGGTGTCTTCCCCGGTCAAGTAATCTCTAGAGAAGAAGCTACAGAGTTTCTGTATGCTGACCTAGCGTGGGTCCAGAAGGCTCTCAACCGTTACGTTGAAGTTCCCTTGACTCAGAACATGTACGATGCTCTCACCTCCTTTATCTTTAACCTCGGTGAGACTAACTTCCGTACTTCTACCCTACTTAAGAAGTTGAATGGTAAAGATTATAAGGGAGCCGCTAACGAGCTTCCTAGATGGAACAAGCAGAAGGGTAAGCCTCTGACTGGCTTGACTATCCGCCGCGCTAAAGAGCGTGATCTATTTTTAAAGGGTATGTGATTGTTATGTCAGAAGACGACTTGGCCAACCGGCTTAGACTGCTGGAAGTAGAGAACGCACTATTGCGTCAACAAGTACAACAGCTAGTTGATAAAGTAGATAATCTTAATAGCGGCATAGGTCGCGGTCTCTGGATTCTTGGCGGTGGTTTTATAATGGCTTTTGCTACTTGGCTTATTGGCGGTGGGCTATCTCAATGATGAGTAAGTTCAAAGGTTGGAAGACCATAATTTTCAATATCTTGGCAGCTCTAGTACCTCTGCTTGAGATGAGTGAGATACTCCCATTCATCCCTGAGGATTACATAACCCTCTACATGCTAGCCGTAGCTATGGGTAACATGTACCTCCGTTCAATTACTACCACCCCAGTGGGAACTAAGTAATGTTTGGTATGCTCCTCGCTATCATCAAGCCCCTCTCAGCAGTAGCCATTGATTTGGTATCTGCTAAAGGTAGGCTTTTAGATGCAGCTACTGAGAAGGGGCGTATCCAAGCTGAGGTAGAGATTCAACAGTTAGAAGGACGTCAAGCTGTCCTCATTGCTGAGCAGGGGTCGAGGCTTACCAGCTGGATTCGTCCAGCCTTTGCCTTCCCTTTCATTATTTATAATTTCAAAGTTGTAGTGTGGGACAAGGTGCTAGGACTCGGTGTTACTGATGACCTTTCAGCCTCGTACTGGCAACTACAAATCATCATCTTCGGTGCGTACTTCCTAACTCGTGCGTATGAGAAGAGAATCAAGTAAGGACTAAAGCTATGCCTTCCTCTCCCGGCTATAAGCGAGACTACAAGCGTGAGCGTGAGCTTCAATCAACTCCTAGTGAGCTTAAGAAGAATGCCTCCCGTAAGGCAGCTCGTCGTAAGCTAGAGAAGGTTGGGGTGGTTAAGAAGGGTGATGGTAAAGATGTAGATCATAAGAACCGTAATCCCCTGTCTAACGGCAAGAATAACCTTCGTGCTGTTCCTAAGGCTACTAACCGTAGTTTCTCTCGTAAAACAAATGCTGCCAAGTATGGCAATGGAAAGAGAAAGTAATTATCATGATGGATCGTAAAGCACCGGCAATGCCAGTTAAGGCAAACGCTAAAGCTAAGAAGCCGATGGCCCCTAAAGCCCTAGGTATGAACAGCAAGAACCCAATGCCAGCTATGATGTCTAAGGGTGGCATGGCTAAAGCAGGTTACGCTAAAGGTGGGGCGGCTAAGAAGCCAGCAGCTATGGCTAAAGGCGGTATGGCTAAGAAAGGTAAGAAGTAATGACTAAGAAGAGAGAACTGACAGAAATGCAACAGAAGTTCCTTGATGTTCTCTTCGGTGAGGAGGCCAAGGGTGATCCCGTTGCGGCTAAGAAACTGGCTGGGTATACCGAAGGTATGCCTACCTCCCGCCTAACTGCTTCACTCCAAGATGAAATCTATGAGCTGACTAAGAAGTTCATTGCTCAGAGTTCTACCAAGGCTGCTTATACGATGTATACTGCTATGGGCTCAGAGATCATGATGGGTGCTAAGGAGCGTATGGCTGCAGCTAAAGATATTATGGATCGTGCTGGCTTGGCTAAGACTGAGCGTGTAGAGATTGTGGCAGACCAAGCTTTGTTTATTCTCCCGGCTAAGCGTAGTCAGGACAATGATGATGGCTGAGAAAGACTCAAGACTGACTCGTGCAGGCGTATCTGGTTTCAACAAGCCTAAGCGTACCCCTGATCATCCTAAGAAGTCCCACGTTGTTGTAGCCAAAGAGGGTGATACTATTAAAACCATCCGCTTTGGTGAGCAAGGTGCTAGCACAGCAGGTAAACCTAAGGCAGGTGAATCTGATAAGATGAAGAAGAAGAGAGCTTCCTTTAAAGCCCGTCATGGCAAGAACATTGCTAAGGGCAAGATGTCCGCTGCATACTGGGCAGATAAAAGTAAATGGTGATGGTCCCTAAGAAGAAATCAACAGTTAACGCAGCCGGTAACTACACCAAGCCTACAATGCGTAAGAACCTAGTAGCTTCTATTAAAGCAGGCTCTAAAGGTGGCAGTGCTGGTCAGTGGTCTGCCCGTAAGGCTCAGATGGTAGCTAAACAATACAAAGCAAAAGGTGGAGGATACAAGTAATGAAAGGTGTAAATCATTACCTTCGAGACGGTACGCTCCATACAGGGAAGACCCATAAGCACAAAGACGGAAGTCTTATGACTGGAGCTACAATGTCTAAGACCTCTCAGAAGTTGTTTCACTACAAAGATTTAAGTAAAACTGCAAAGGCTAAAGCTGATGGCACTGTCAAAAAGTCAAAGAAGTCTTAAGAAGTGGACTGGTGAAGAGTGGGGTACCAAGAGTGGTAAGAACTCAACTCAAGGTAAGAAAGCTACAGGTGAGCGATACCTGCCTAAGAAAGCCATAGCCTCTCTGACTAAAGAGGAGTACAGTAAGACTTCTTCTGCTAAACGTAAAGGCACTAAGGCTGGTAAGCAATACGTTGCTCAACCTAAGAAGATAGCTAAGAAGACAGCCAGTAAACGCTGATACAAATTAGTACTTGACAACAATAAAGTAGTATGATATAAGATGGCAAGAGTTCAAAGACCTAAGTTTAAGACTGACCCAACCAACCAGACTTGGTTTCTCCCTAAGGCAATCGAGGGTGAGTGGTACCCTGTTGTACGGGTGGGTCGTCATGTACCCTTCGGCTATGAGCAAGACCCTGACGATGATATGATACTTCTTCCTATTCAATCTGAACTAGAGTTACTGGAACAAGCCAAGAAGTACTTAGCTGAATACAGTCTACGACTAGTAGCTCAGTGGTTATCCCAAGCGTCCGGTAGGTATATTTCACATGTAGGATTGATCAAGCGTGTCAACATCGAGAAAACCCGCAACCAAGCAGCCGACGCCCATAGAGTCTATGCCCGGCGCTGTAAAGAAGCCTCGGAAAAGGCACTTAAGCTCGAAGAGCAAAGAATCGGCGGTAGACGTACAAGAGCAGGCAGCGACAAGGAAGACAGTTCCAGCTCAGGCTCTACCACCTGAAGTAGACTTCGAGAAGGCTCGTAGTGTTATCTTCCAAGCCAACCCCGGACCCCAAGAGGACTTCCTAGCTTCTAGTGAGCAGGAGGTTCTCTTTGGTGGTGCAGCTGGCGGTGGTAAGTCCTTCGCTATGGTAGCCGACCCAGTTCGTAACTTCAACAACCCCCATTCTCAAGCTCTACTAGTCCGACGGTCAACTGAAGAACTACGTGAGCTTATCTCGGTATCTAAGAAGCTTTACCCTGCAGCTATCCCCGGTATCAAGTTCCTCGAACGAGACAAGACTTGGATTACCCCACGAGGTGCTACCCTCTGGATGAGTTACCTTGAGCGCGACGATGACGTTATGCGCTACCAAGGACAGGCCTTTGACTGGATCGGATTTGACGAGCTTACCCAGTGGCCTACTGACTATGCTTGGAACTACATGCGTTCCCGTCTGCGTAGCACTAGTGGCGCTGGACTGCCCCTCTCGATGAGAGCTACGACTAACCCCGGTGGTCCCGGCCACCATTGGGTTAAGAAGACATTCATTGACCCGTCTCCACCTAACAAGAGCTTTGACGCTAAGAATGAGGTTGGTGAAACGATCCGGTTCCCTAAGGGCCATGTTAAAGAGGGACAACCTCTGTTTAAGCGTAGGTTTATCCCAGCTAACTTGTTTGATAATCCGTACTTAGCCGAAGATGGTATGTACGAAGCTAACCTGCTCTCCCTACCTGAGCATCAACGTCGCCAACTCCTTGAGGGTGATTGGAGCATCTCGGAAGGTTCTGCATTCCCTGAGTTCAATCCCCGTATTCATGTAGTTAAACCTTTTGACATACCTTCAGATTGGGCTAAGTTTCGTGCTTGTGACTATGGATACGGTTCTACTACTGCAGTACTTTGGATTGCGGTATCACCTGACGAACAACTTGTGGTATACCGAGAACTGTACTGTTCTAAAGTAACAGCAGTTGACTTGGCTGATATGATATTAGAGTCTGAAAGAGGTGAGCGTATTCGTTACGGTGTCCTCGACAGTTCCCTTTGGCATAACCGAGGTGATCGTGGACCAGCCCTAGCTGAGCAGATGATTGCTAAGGGTTGCCGGTGGCGTCCGTCTGATCGCTCTAAAGGTTCCCGTATAGCAGGTAAGAACGAAGTACACCGGCGTCTACAGGTCGATGACTTTACTGAGGAACCTCGCCTAATCTTCTTCGACACTTGTCGTAACCTTATCACCGAGATACCGGCCCTACCCCTAGACAAGAACAACTTAGACGATGTGGACACCAAGAGCCCTATTGACCACGGTTACGACGCCCTACGCTACGGACTTATGACTAGACCTCGCAGCAGTATATGGGACTACGACCCTAATAATCAACGTACAGGCTTCCAAGCCGCTGATAGTGTCTTCGGATATTAAAACTAACTAGGAATAGACATGGATAACTTCGAAGACGAGAACACAGAGATTGACCGTAACATGGAAGAGTCAGACTCTACCTTTGTCGGGGATATGAAAGAAGATGAAACTACCGACAAGCCTGTTGGCACTATCGTAGCTTTTGTTGAGAATAAGTTCAATCGTGCTGAGACGGCTCGTATGGGTGATGAGGTTCGTTGGATTACAGCCTACCGTAACTACCGGGGCATCTATGGCTCTGACGTTAAGTTTACTGATACAGAGAAGTCTCGTGTCTTTGTTAAGGTTACTAAAACCAAAGTACTAGCAGCTTATGGCCAGTTGGTCGAAGTCTTGTTTGGTAATAATAAGTTCCCTATCTCTATCGAACCCTCTAAGCTACCTGACGGTATTGCTGAGTCTGTTCACTTTGATACTGACCCTGCAGCTCAAGCCGCTGGTGCAGCCTCCGCTGGCCCTGAGTCTGGTCCTACTGCAGAGGACATGAAGCTCCGTCCCGGTGAGACCATGCCTGACTTCCGTGAACGCCTTGGTGCCTTCAAGAAGAAGCTTGAGCCTGTCATGGACAAGCTTAAGGAAGGTGAAGGCCATACGCCTACTTCCGTTACGTTCCATCCTGCTCATGTAGCAGCTAAGAAGATGGAGAAGAAGATTCATGATCAACTAGACTCGTCTAATGCTTCTAAGAAGATGCGTACAGCAGCCTTTGAATGTGCTCTATTTGGTACAGGTATCATGAAAGGCCCATTCGCAGTAAATAAAGAGTATCCTCACTGGGATGAAGAAGGTGCTTACAAGCCTCGTATTAAGACCCTCCCATCTATTGATGCAGTATCTATCTGGAACTTCTACCCTGACCCAGATGCCAACAACATGGATGAAGCTGAGCATTGCATTCAGCGTCACAAGTTGTCCCGTTCGCAAATGCGAGCTCTTAAGAAGCGTCCCTTCTTCCGTAACAACGCCATCAACATGGCCATCAAGTATGGTGAGCAGTATACTAAGCTGTGGTGGGAGCAGGTCATGGAGGATGACTCGCAATCTACGGCTGTTGAGCGCTTCCAAGTACTAGAGTTCTGGGGTTACGTAGACCGTGAGATTCTGGAAGAGTACAAGGTTGACATCCCTAAGGAGCTTCGTAAGGCTGATGAGCTGAATGTCAACATCTGGATTTGCAATGGCGAAGTCCTTCGTCTAGTTATGAACCCATTTACTCCTCAAATCATTCCTTACTACGCAGTCCCATACGAAGTCAACCCTTACTCTTTCTTTGGTATTGGTCTGGCTGAGAACATGGACGATACGCAGACCCTAATGAACGGCTTCATGCGTATGGCAGTTGATAACGCTGCTCTGTCCGGTAACCTCCTTATTGAAGTAGACGAAGACAACTTGGTGCCGGGCCAAGACTTGACTGTGTACCCCGGTAAGGTCTTCCGCCGTAGTGGTGGTGCCCCCGGTCAAGCTATCTTCGGTACTAGCTTTCCTAACGTCTCTAACGAGAACATGCAGATGTTTGACAAGGCCCGTGTGCTAGCTGACGAGTCTACTGGTCTGCCATCCTTCTCACATGGCCAAACAGGTATTAGTGGTGTTGGTCGTACAGCGTCCGGTATCTCTATGCTCATGTCTGCAGCTAACGGCTCTGTCCGTACTGTAATTAAGAACGTGGATGACTACCTGCTTGACCCAATGGGTAAGGCTATGTTTGCCTTCAACATGCAGTTCGACCATGACCCTGAGATTAAGGGCGACCTCGAAGTTAAAGCTCGTGGTACTTCCTCTCTTATGGCTAACGAAGTACGTAGTCAGCGTCTCATGCAGTTCTTGGGTGTCGTACAGAACCCAGCCTTGGCCCCGTTTGCTAAGATGGACTACATTATTCGTCAGATCGCTGAGTCTATGGACCTTGACCCAGACAAGGTTGCTAACTCCTTAGGTGAGGCTGCTATCCAAGCAGAAGTACTCAAGAAGTTCCAAGCTGAGAACCCAGACCAAGCCCCTCAACCTCAAGCACCTCCAGGAGCCCCACAGGGAGCCCCTACAGGGGGTCCAGGAGGTTCTCCGGTACAGGGACAAGGAGCAGCCGGTCAAGGGGCTGTAGGGGTCGGCGGAGCGGCTGTGCCGGGTGAGCAAGGTTTTAGTGCTAACACTGGCGGAGGTGCGATGTAATGAAGATCAAGCTTCTGGTGAATAACAAAGATATCTGGGATGCTTACAACGACGAGCTAGACCAGATGCTTGAGACTACCCGTAAGTCCTTAGAGAAGGCAGACACTGATCTGGAAATCTATCGTTACCAAGGTGAAGTTAGAATGATCCGTAAAATGAAACAACTCCGTGATCGAGTAAATGCTAGGGATGCAGCTAATGGATGAAGAAATGATGAAGAGCATGGGCGTTGAAATGGACCCTGTATCAGGTAATGAGATTCCTCCCGGTGTGACCGCTGAGAATGTCCGTGACGACATTGATGCTAAGCTGTCTGAAGGTGAGTACGTAATGCCTGCTGACGTAGTTAAGTTCTTTGGAATGGCTCACTTTGAGAAGATGATCAAGAAAGCCAAGGAGGGTATGGCTGAGTTCGAAGAAGAAGGCCGTATTGGTGGTAAAGAAGTAGATGAGGCTATTACCGAGATAGCTGAAGAAGAAGATGATATGCTGGAGATGGCTGAGGGTGGTTACACTCTTGGTAATGACGTCATGGCTCTGGATGGCTACGCTACTGGTGGTCTTGTTGATGGTACTGATTATGACGCTATCATTGACCGTGTTAAGGCTGCAGCTGGTAAGGACCCTTCGATCGGTAACATGCTTAAGGCTAAGGGTATCTTCATCGAAGCCCCTGCCCCTAATTCTCTGGAGCAACAGTCAGCAATGATGGGCGGTGCAGTACCTACTCAAGCAGCTCCTCCTCAGCTAGAGGGTAAAGACAACGCCTCTGCCTATGCTGAAGGTGGTTTTGCTACTGGTGAATACGATCCTGCTAATTATGCTGGTTCCTTTAACCCGTACGAGTACACCCCCGGCTTCTACAAGGGTGCGGGTGGGCCCGGCCTAGGCTCTAAACCCGTTGCTCCTGTGAAATGCCCTACAGGCTTTGTGCTTGACCCGGCAACTAACACCTGTGTTCCTGCTGGTGCAACTGCTACAGCCCCTACCCAAAACGAAAGCAGAGACCGTAACCAGAATCGTGGTGAGTATTACGGTAACACCGGTCAACAGGGAGCCTCTAACACCTCTTGGATGGATAAGTATAACTACAACGACCCTGACGTACTCTACGAGCAGACCATGACCTCCCTAGGTGCTGGTTCAGGTAAAGAAGAGAACGTATCCTTAGTTGAAGGATTACTGGGTATTGGTAAAAACATTCTTGCCGGTGGTGTCATTGGTAAGTTTATGAGCTCCACTAACGTAGCACAAACAAAGGCTAACGCTCTTGCACTTAAAGACATGGGTCGTCAGGACTTAGCTGATAAGATTACTAATCAAGTTAGTGTCTACGAAAAAGATAACAAATTGACTAATATGCCTTCTATGTTCCGTGACGGTAAAGGTCTTTACGACAAACTTGCAGCTGATGGTCGTATAACCTATGTCACTAATGCGTCTAAGACGTCTACTGTAGGTAACGCTACAACACCGTCTACCACCTCTAACGATGATCGTAAGAGCCTTGTGGAGAAGACCAAAGGCACTAACGCACCTACTTCTACACCTCGTCCTGTGTCGCGTGACTCCGATAGGGATAGGAACAGCTGGGGAAGCTCAGGTGGTGTAACCTATGATAGGACTAGATCAACTAATAACTCTGGGCAGACTACAACGACGGATACAGCTAGAGGCTCGACAGCACCCAAGCAAACAGCCCGTCCTGTCGCCCGTCCAACAAAAGAAAGCTACGATCAGAAGGCTAAACGAGGTGGTGGTTACGTTAAAGGTGGCCTCGTCAAACGACCAACTAAGTAATAACCAACTAATCCTATAATAAGATCAAGGCTACTCAGCAATAGCGCTGACCCCACCATAAAGGAAATACAATGTCTAATACCCAAGCAAACCGTGGCGTAAATTACGCTAAGAAGCAGTCACGTCTGGAAGCAGATGAGAAGGAACTTGAAGCACTGATGGCTCGTCAGTCTGAAGCTAAAACTGAAGTGGATGAGGAGGAAGACAAGCCTCAAGTTACTTTGGTAGCAGAACCCGCTGATGAGCCCAAGGCCGAAAAGGAAGAGTCAGACGAAGGCTTGACTGGAGAGGAGAAGTCCTTTAAGAAGCGTTACGGTGATCTACGTCGCCACATGTCGTCTAAGGAGAAGGAGTGGGAAGAACGCTTTAAGACTCTTGAGAATAAACCAGCTGACTTCCGCGCCCCTAAGTCTGACGAAGACATTGCAGCTTGGGCTCGTCAGTACCCTGACATTGCAGCTATTGTAGAAACTATTGCAGATAAGAAGGCTAACGAACGATTCTCTGCTGCTGATGCTCGGTTCCGTGAACTGGATGAAGCTAAAGGTGAGGCAGAGCGTACTAAAGCTGAGAATACTATCCGTAAGTCTCACTCCGACTTTGATGAGCTGCGTGACGGTGATGCGTTCCACGACTGGGTTGACGAACAACCTAAGTGGGTTCAGAATGCACTCTATGAGAACGCTGATGATCCAGATAGTGTTATCCGTGTCCTTGATCTTTACAAGACTGATAATGGCCTGACCCCTTCCGCTAAGAAGGCTAAGGTTAAAGATGCTGCAGCAGCAGTTAAGACTGGTAAGAGCCGCGCTGACATCGACCCCAACGACACCTCGGGAACCTTTAGTGAGTCCCAAGTTAACAAGATGGGTGTTAAGGAGTTTGAAGAGAACTACCCTAAAATCCAAGCTGCTATGAATAGCGGTAAGTTTGTTTACGATATGACTGGTAATGCACGTTAATTAGTAAATAAGTACTTGACATACGGTAATTGGTATGTTATAACTGTAAGCATACGAGAAGGCCCCAGCAATGGATACCCCTCTTGTATGTTTACAGTAGGCCACACTAGGCCACATCTGAACACTCAAACAATCATTTAGACCTACCTGACGATGAAGGCCCTTGGGTATCTTAGCGGATAACCTCAGCACCCTTAACCATTATCAGCCTCTAATAACGATAGTTTAGGTTCTTTAATCGGGATACCAATAATGGTGTCCTTCTTATGCAAGCCAAACAATCTATGGAGGATTTATCCAATGGCTTTTCAATCCGCAGCCGGTCACGGCAACCTGCCTAATGGCAACTTTTCAAGCGTAATCTATTCTAAGAAGGTTCAGCTTGCTTTCCGCAAGAAGTCCCTGTCTACGGATATTACGAACTCTGACTTCATCGGTGAGTTGAACACTCAAGGTGACACGGTCAAGATCATCAAAGAGCCTGAGATTAGTGTTTCGAGCTACTCCCGTGGCACCCAGATTGCCGCCCAAGACCTTGACGACGAAGACTTCTCGCTGACGATCGACAAAGCTAACTACTTCGCTTTTAAGATTGACGACATTGAAGAGGCTCACAGCCACGTCAACTTCATGGACCTTGCTACCAACCGTGCGGCTTACCGCTTGGCTGACCAGCTGGATCAAGAAGTTCTGGGCTACCTGTCGGGCTACAAGCAGGCCACCCTGCATACTGCAGCTGGTACTGTCAACAACGTGGTAAACGGCACTAAAGCAGTTGAATCTGCTGGTTCCGACGAACTGCTGGCTTCGATGAAGCTGATCAAAGGTAAGTTCGGAAACATCACGACTGGTTCGGCTGGCGACCACTCGATCCCAATCGCTGCCCGGTTGCCCGGTGCGACTGCACTGCCAACCGCCTACGTCTCGCCTGTCATGTTGATCAACCGTATGGCTCGTCTTCTGGACCAGCAGAACGTTGACAAGGACGGTCGTTGGTTGGTCATCGACCCAGTTATGATGGAAATCTTGGCTGACGAAGATAGCCGCTTCTTGAATGCTGACTTCGGTGATGATGGTGCTCTGCGTAACGGTCTGGTCATCCCTAAGTGGAATGGCTTCCGCGTCTATGAGTCGAACAACCTGCCAAGCGTTGGCACGGGCCCAGCTACCACGGGTTCCGCTAACCAGAACACCGACTATGGTGTTATCGTTGCAGGTCATGACTCTGCTGTTGCTTCTGCTGAGCAGATCAACAAGACTGAGACTTACCGTGACCCTGACAGCTTTGCTGACATCGTTCGTGGTATGCACCTCTACGGTCGTAAGATTCTGCGCCCTGAGGCTCTTGTCACTGCTAAGTATAACTTGGCCTAATCGCTTGGGGTACTCTGGTTAATACTAGGGTACCCTGACTCCCTTAAGCCATAGCTTATCTTGAAAGGATTTATACAATGGCTCTCTCGCAATCTCTGAAGTTCTCGCCGATTATCGTCGAAGCTTATGTAACTCTTCCAATCGTTTCCGGTACTACCGTTGGCCCTGCTATCCCTGCTGGGTGTGTGGTTGTCTCCGCTGGTATTGAGTTTGTTACCGCTCCCGGCTCTGCTGGTACGTCCGCTACTGTTGCCGTTGGCAATGGTGTGACTGCTAACTTGGCTGCTGTGACCATGCAGGGTAAAGATGCTGGCACCATCCTCGGTGGTGTTGTCCCAGTCTTTAACGGCACTGCTGATACCATTGACGCCGTAATGGTTGTTTCCGGTTCTGGTCTGGTTGCTGCTGATGCACGCATCTGGGCTGTGGTCGTTAACGTGAACGAGTGTACTAAAGAAGCAACTGAAGTCGCCCGCGACCAACTTGCTTAATCTAACAGTTAGGCCCCTTCGGGGGCCTTTCTACCCTCACTCAATAGTAGGACTATAGAACATGCCATTTATCGCTGATGTCGTTTTTGACTCCGGTTTAACAACTCTTGATACGAACGGTACTCGGATCGATATCTGTTCTGTTGAACCTACAACTTATGCTGGTGCTACTTCAACTAGCACCCTCGGTAATGCTGCAGTTAACACTGGAGCCCCTCTTGACGGCGCTGTTGATGGTCGCCGTGTTATTGTCCCCGCAGTCACCGCAGGTACCGTAACTGGCACTGGTACTGCTGCTTTCTGGGCTTTGACTAACGGCTCTACCACCTTGTACGCTACTGGTGCTCTGTCAGCTAGCCAAGTCGTCACGTCCGGTAACACCTTCTCCTTGGACGCTATCTCTATCACTATCCGCGACGTCTAAGGCAGCCTGAGTTATGGCTGACCATGACCTAAGAGCTGGTGGCTATGCCCTCTATGGTACTGCAGTCTATGGGGCTGAACAGTACGGAGGGCATATCCGTTCTGATACAGAGGTAACTACCCCTGTCATTGCTCAGAAAACTATTAATATAGAGACTACCCCTGAACTTACTATCCCGGTTATATCAGAAGATAATGCTTTAATAGCTGAACCTAACCCTTTCTACGGCACTTCGGTGTACGGTGGCGCTTCTTACAATGGGGGCACAACCTCTTTAACTGAACTTACTATCCCGGTTATATCAGAAGATAATGCTTTAATAGCTGGACCTAACCCTTTCTACGGCACTTCGGTGTATGGTGACGCTTCTTACGGTGGGGGCATAACCTCTTTAACTGAGATCACTGCTCCTGCTCTAGGCCAAGTCCTTAATGCTCTTAGCGTTGATACTACCCCTGAACTTACAGTACCTAGTAGCTCAGCTAAGGCTATACTCCTTGCTGATGACTTAGAGGCTACTTCTGAACTTACTGTCCCGGTTATATCAGAAGATAATGCTTTAATTGCTGTAAGCCTTGAAACTAACCTAGAACTTACTGCAGCTTCTATTACTCAAGCCCATAACCTTCTGGTAGATGACCTTGAAGCAACTTCTGAACTAACTATACCTAATAGCTCAGCTAAAGCTATACTCCTTGCTGTTGACTTAGAGGCTACTTCTGAACTTACTATCCCAGTTATATCAGAAGATAATGCTTTAATAGCTGTAAGCCTTGAAACTAACCTAGAACTTACTGCAGCTTCTATTACTCAAGCCCATGACCTTCTGGTAGATGACCTTGAAGCAACTTCTGAACTAACTATACCTAATAGCTCAGCTAAAGCCCTCCTAGCAGCTGATGACTTAGAGACTACTTCTGAACTTACACTACCAATAGTTACTCAGTTAAACACCCTAAACTCCTCTAGTATTGAGGCCCTATCTGAGGTTATTCCACCTGCCTTTAGCCAACTGGCTATCCTCACAGCCGGTAGTCTTGAAGTTAACTCAGAGATAACCGTTCCTCTCGTGGTTGAGCTGCCACCACTGGGGCAAGTCTTAGAGCTTACTGCTTACGTACCAGCTGAGCCTGCTGTGGTCTATGTCGAGCACTTTAGTAGGACTGATAGTGATCGTACACTCTTAGTAGAAGCACAGAATAATACAAGGATTGCAGCGTAATGAAATGGCCTTTCAAAGACCCAGATGAAATCCAAGACTATAGTGTTGATTGGTCCCGCTTCCTAGGTACATACGTTATTGACTCTGTTAAGTGGTATGTACGTGATGCAGATGGTGTTAAGACTTGGATTCAAGCTGGCGAGACTGTAGACGGCCTTAACTTAGGTGGTGCTACTACCACAGCTACAGTAGCTACTGCTCGTTGGTCGGCAGGAACTGCTAATAAAACTTACCGCATTACCTGTTCTGTAACCTACAATACCACTCTTGTAGTTGAGCGTGTTATTCAACTCCCAGTGAAGGAACGGTAATGAACTTTCTACAACTAGTCAATGATGTTTGTGTACGAGTCAACGAGACAGAGCTGACCTCTGTTAACTTCCCCTTGGCTAAGGGCTTCTACAGTACAGCTAAGAACGCTGTCAACTCCTCTATCCGTATGATTAACCAGAACGCGTTCCAGTGGCCTTTTAACTACGTGGAGAGCGAGGACATTCTTACAGCCGGTACAATGCGTTATGAGACTCCAGCTAACGCTAAGGCAGTAGACTATAACACTTTCCGTGTCAAGCGTGACGATACCTTCGGGAACCGTACTGAGTTGCTCCGTGAGCTAGACTACGAAGAGTTTCTGAACCGTTACGCAGATGATGAGTACAATACTAGTAACACATCTATCCGAGGTATTCCTCACCGTATCGTACGGGCTCCCGGCTCTATGTTCCTAGTATACCCTTCCCCTAAGGAAGACTACACGCTTATCTACGAGTACTACTCCCTGCCAGTCGATCTTAACTTGTACTCCGATGTACCTACAACTCCAGATGCTTTCCGGCACATTATCGAAGATGGTGCCATGCACTACATCAACAACTTCCGTAATGACAACGAGTCAGCTCAGATAGCCTTAGGCAAGTTTGGCAATGGCATTAAGTCAATGCGTAGTATCTATATTAATAGAACTGAGTACGTACGTGATACGAGAACTCATGGTTCCAATGTCAAAACAAATGATCGGGTGTCTTAATGCCTACAGGTTGGGAGTCTTACCCTATTGAGTTTACAGGCGGATTGGTGACTAACCTTTCGCGCCTACAGCAGGGTATCAAGATGCCCGGTTCTGCCCGTGAGTTAGTTAACTTTGAGCCGTCCATCAAGGG